GGGCCATAGGAATATTTATGATAGCAATGATTATATCTATGGTAAATCAGTGGGTAAAAGAAATGGTAAAAGGAGACAGCAATGAAAATAAACAAAGAATCAACTGAAACTAAGTGTACTAAACACGCAGTAGATTTATTAGTTGGAAAGAAAATTATTCGTGTTGAATATATGAGCGTAGAAGATAGGGAAATCGCTTTGTGGTACGATAGACCATTAATGATATATCTTGATGATGGTTCTTTATTAATACCTATGAAAGATGATGAAGGTAACGATGGTGGTTCATTACACTATCACAATCAAAAAGAACAAGTAACAGATACAATAGGAGTAATATAATGAGATACTACTGGGAAGTTCTATTTAGTACAGAATATTTCCCTTATTGGGAATTTACAATGTTAATGATGCTGTGTTTACAACTGAGTATGTTGTGGAGGATGCATAGAATAGAGAAAAAGGTAGATGTAACGCAAAGTTATCTTGACTCTATATTGGAAGATTTACAATGAAATTAGAAAATAAAATTTGCGACTGGTGTTATAAACCTATAGAGAAACCAAGTGGTAAAATTCATAATGGTAAGCCAGTTTGTAAACCTTGTAAGAAATTATTTTTAGTAGTAGATATTAAAGGATAAAAATGAAAGAGATAACTAATAAGCCATGGAGACAACAGCCAAAAGGATGTCCTTATGGGGAAGGTGATGTAACAGAAAATAAACAATACTTGGAGGATAGAACTAAACTGTTTCGTGAGAATGGGAATGGTTGGTGGTGGTTACCTCCTACAAGACAACCAAAAAAGGGGAAATAACATGGGATTCGATTTATATGGGTTAAACCCAGAAGGAGATGTTCCACAGCCTGTAGTAACAGATTGGGAAAATACAAAACAAGTCGATGATTATCTTGATTATCAACAAGACACACCGGGCTCATATTATAGAGCAAATGTATGGTGGTGGAGACCAATATGGCAATATGTCTGTGAAAACTGTGATAATATATTAACAGAGAAAGATATGGAAAGTGGAAACTTTAATGATGGACATATAATATCTAAGACAAAAGCAAAAAGAATTGCGTCTAGAATAAGAAAGCTGGATAAGCAAGGCAAGATAATGGAATATGAATTAGAACACAAACAATATATAAAATCTTTACCTCAAGAAGATTGTGATATATGTGAAGGAACTGGAGTAAGAGAAGATGAAATAGGAAAAAAAGCAAGAGAGGTAGATGAAGAATACAAATGCAATGGATGTCAAGGTAAAGGTGTGAGGGATAACTGGCAATGTCATTATCCTTTTGAATCTCAACCAGTAATAGAATTTGCAGAGTTTTGTGAACAATCAGGTGGATTTGAAATTTGTTAGAATTTGATATGCAGAGGGAGCTGGGTAAACCAGAGTAGTGGATAATCATACCCCTGAAGATTGTATGGCTAAGATGACTGTGGTGGTAAAACTAAGCAGCGCACTTTGAATTACAATGTACTGGTGAAAAGTGAGATGGGAACACTAATGATTAGGTTGTGGTGGACTAGGCTGAAAAGCACTAGTCGTGTACGCATATCAAAATTTGCTAACCCGCAAGATAGGAGTGGAACTGCAGTCCAAGTTAACCACAGAGTCCAGTTTGGCAAGGAGCTGACCGAAATACCTTGCACACTCCTATATTTAGATTGATTGTAAACCTTGATATTATTAAATTTAGAGTACATTTAAGGAGAGAGAAATGGACATTGAAGGAATATACAATGCTTATTTAAAGCAGTTAGATGCGCTTCGGGAGAGAGAGGAAAATGTCTTTCACGCATCCACAGCAGGTAGTTGTTATAGAAAGCAACTATACACATACTATAATTTTGAACCAGACCCAAAAGATGATAAATCTCTTAGGTTGTTAAGACTTGGTACTATAGTACACAAAGACGTAGAAGAAGCTTTAATAAAATACGAAGACACACTAGTAAATATGTTATCTAATCATGATGAAGCTCCATTAAAAAGGTCAGTGTATAGTGAAAAAAAGGTTAAAATAAAAGGTTTAAATATAGTAGGAACTTTCGATGCTGGCGAAAAAGTCGAGTATGACAACAATGTAGAGTTTAACTTATATGATTTAAAAACTGCAGCAGCATACAAATGGACAACTAAGTTTGGTAGAAAGCAAAATAGAAAGCCAGACTCAGATACAAATTATAAGATGCAGTTAGGTACTTATGCACTGGCAGTGAGACATGAGTTTCAACCAGATAAAATTAATATGTACCTTATATGGTACAACAAAAATACTTCACAGATGAGAGAACAACTAGTGAGTAATCACTGGATTGATGAATCTCTATCGTACTGGACAGAGTTGAATGAAATAAAAGATGATTTAGGCAAATCATTCGAGAATGAACTTGAGCCTAATATGACAGAAGGTGTCCCATTCCAAGATTGGGAATGTAGATATTGTCAATATTACAGCATATGTCCAAGTACTCTAGCAGAAAAGAAAAAACGATACTAAGGAGACAAAATGAATAATAAAGATGTAGTCGTAGTTGACGAGAAAATGTTAGCTGCTACTGATATAATAAGAAAAGCAATAACAGAGAAACATAAAAAGGTCTCTGACATGGCTACTCCTAAACCATTTATAAAGAAGAAAATGGGAATGGATTATGTAGAGTATTCATATATGCGAGAAATTGCAGATAAAGAATACCCCGGTTGGTCATGGACAATACAGAAAACTGAAGTACTAGGAAGCGAAGCATATGTAGTACATGGAAGGTTAAAATGGTACGATGAAGGTATATGGAGAGAAGCTGACATGGTAGCTGCTCATAGGATACAGAAGAAGAGAGGGACTAATGAATTTGTAGATATTGGTAATGATGTTAAATCATCTAATACTGATTGTATTAAGAAAGCATTTAATATGTATCTTAATATAGCTGATGATGTGTACCGCAACCAAGTAGATGATATGGAACTAAGTGATGAGCAGAAGAACGATATTCTATTACTTGCAGGCGAAATCAGTGAAGAAAGATTATCTCAGATACATGAGTTAATTAAAGACCAAACGATACATACTGCAAATTATAAAGCATCATACGCAAAATTACAAAGAGAGGTAGATAATGATTAACACAAGTATATCATACGATGAAAACATACTTGAAAAAGGTAAATGTTATTCAGTAGGAACAAATGACGGAAAAGAATTTAGGAGAGTGGTCTACCGAGGCACTAAACTCTTAAATGGAAAACCAATGATGATATTCAAGACTGAAGAGAATACACAACTCGAAGTGAATCCATCATTTCATACATACACACTAGAAGAACTACCACTTCCGCAACCAGCGGATTTAGGGGTTCTTTCTCAAATAAAAGGAGATACTAATAATGGGTAAACTCTCAGCTAAAGATGCTGCTAAACTAGCGAAAAGCGGTCTCTTATCTAAGAAAGCTCTTAACGAGATGGAAAACAATGGCTTTGTAAGCAAAGGACGTACTTCAGTAAAAAGGTTTATTAAAACTGCTGAAGGCAAATTTGTTACACCTTGTCTCTATTTCAGAGGTGCTAAAGACACAACTCCAAGTAAGAAAATGCAAAGTTTTATTGCTGATTACGAGAAGTTGGTAGAGAAGTACACCACAGTTAAAACAACCACTAATAAATAGGAGAAGAAATGCCAATAACACTAGATGCCACATATGACCCTTCTAATAAATGGACTCCCATTGAAGAAGGCGTATATCCAGCTCATATTACGACTCTCTCATCAAGAGAGATGAATACAAGGGCTGGTGAAGCTATAATAGTCAACATGACTTACAAAGTCAATGAGACTGTATCTAGCGTAGAACAACCATTATGGGAAATGGATGGATATAACTATGTAAAAGATTCTGCTGGACAGCGGATTCCCGTAATGAATGGAGATGGAGAGCAAGCAACAATATCTTGCGCTCACCTTAAAGATAGAATGTTCTACGATAACGGATTCTTCATTTTCACAGATACATCTTCTGCAAGCAAGAATAGCAGATACTTCCAATTACTAGAAAATCTTGGCATTAAATGTGAAGATAGTGAAGGTATAAAGAAGCTTGTACTTCTTGAAGAAGAAGATGTTGTAGGCAAACCTGTCTATGTAACTGTTAAAAGACAAGAGTACGTAACTAAAGAGACTAAACACTTACCTTATGACCAACAGGAAAAAAGGTCTGCGTTTAAAGTTTCCGAAGTTAAACCGTGGGAGAATGGCCCAACTTTGAGTTCTGATGAACTTGAAGATGATGTACCATTCTAAATAGGTTGGAAAAAAAGCACTAAGGTTGTATTTGATTGTATAATGTAATCGAATGTAAATTAGAGATGAGGGCGGTTGTATATATCTCACTATCTACTTCCTCTCATCTCTCCTTAGTGCCTCTTGGCCGCCCTCATTATTTAATAAGGAGAAATAATGCAAGAATCTACAGCAACTATTAAATTAACTAAGTCTGAAATAGAGTGGACTATAATATCTCTTGTCTGGATGGAGAAATCATCCGAAGAATTTAGAAGACCTCACGATGCAAAAATGTTTAAGAAAATAAGAAAAGATTTTGTTAATATAAAAGAAGATATTATACAAGGAGAG